GTTAATATAGCTGCGAGTGCAGTAGCTATCGATAGCGAACTTGTATTAATTGATACTGACACCACTAAACTTGTAAGTCAATTAGAAACGACTGAGACTGCACTGACAGCTATTGATAGCGAGTTAGTTATTGTAGCTGATGACACGGCTGTACTGACTTCGGCACCAGTAGCAAAGGTGCCTGTAAAGATTGCGGAAACTGTAGACGTTGTAAGTACGGCACAGCAGTTAATTGTAGCTTCAACAGAGGCAAGAGCAATTTATCTTCAGGCAAAGAAAGCTGGTGCTGATAACGTGGGTAATGTATTCATTGGTTTATCTGATCTTGAACAAGGTGCAGCTGAAGAATTTGAATTAATACCTGGTGCAACTTGGGAACTTGAAATGCCAGCAGGTTGTAAACTCCAATTAAACGACATTCATATAGACGCTGACAATGCTAATGACGGTGTAGTTGGTTGGTATATACCAGTCTAAGGAGAAACTATGAGTATAATTAAATATCCATATTACCCGAATCCAGATTTTGATAGTCTGAAGGTTCAGGGTAATAACGCAATACGGTCTATCGTACACGGCGGGAAGCGAGAACGATTTGCTGGTAACAATTCATCAGGGCAGTCTGCACCAGGTTACTCTAAGATTACCCCTGAAGCTGCCATCGCTGGCACCAGAACAACTGCTCAAACATTTACAAGGGACGCTGATACCTGGGTAGTTGACGCTCTGGTAGGTCAGTATGTTTACAGCTATGTCAATGGTGACATAGATTTAGGGATCTGGCTGAAAGTTACAGATAATACTGCTACTGTAATTACGGTAGCTGCTGCTGAGGGTGACTTACATGCTCTTTGTGATAGAGTTATTACTTGTCCCTGGCGACCGATACAGGATGAGTATGCTCACGGTAAAGGTGCCGGAGCTTTTGGTGGTGGTGTTTTTGATGGTGAGAGTATTTGGTTGATACCTCTCGGTTCTGCTGATCTTGTGAAAGTGAACGTGTCTGATGGATCAATGACATCTTATAATATGGCAGCACACCCGGATAGTTTTGTTGGTGGTGTGTTTGATGGTGAAAACATCTGGTTAGTTCCGTTTGCCGATGACAATATTATCAAAGTGGACCCTTCAGATGGTAGCATGACTGCAATTGCTCATGGGCAAGGGGCTGATGCTTATCAGGGTGCTATATTTGATGGTCAGTATGTTTGGTTGTGTCCCTGGGACTCTGATAATCTTACAAGATTAGATCCTGCTGATGGTTCGTTAACTCAGTATGATATAACTGGTGTTGATGCTGGTGGTGACAAGTTTGTAGGCGGCTGCTTTGACGGAAAATATATTTGGTTGGCACCGTTTGATGGTCCCAGTATTGTGAGGGTTGATCCTTCAGATGGTAGCATGACAACTTATGCTCACGGGCAGGGTGACAATAATATGTTCAAGGGTATTGTGTTTGACGGTCAGAATGTATGGGTTGTCCCCAATGCTGCCGAGAATATTATGAAGATTAATCCGACTAACGGTCAGATGACCGCTATAGCTCATGGACAGGGTGCTACAGCGTTTTCGGGTGGTCACTTTGATGGTGAGAGTATTTGGTTGATACCGGAAAATTCCGATTATATAGTAAAGTTGAATCCAGAGGATAATAGTATGATCTCTTACCCTCACGGAAAAGAAAATGCTGCTTTTATAAGTGCAGTATTTGACGGTGAGCGTATGTGGTTGGTACCTAATAATGCAGATGACCTTATAGCTTTCGTTCCACCGAGATTTGGTCGACCTGCATCAAATACAAGTGGTCCACTTAATGTTGGCAAGGCGATCAGTGTTGGTAGCAGGACATTTAGCACAGAAGGACCAACAGATGATGTAGATGTAACTGATGTTAGTATTCTATGGATTGATTGTGCAGCTAATGATGTTACCATAGGTGGATTTAAGGGTGGTCGTAAAAACCAAATATTAATTATCGTGAAAAGTTGTGACGCTGCCTTTTCCGCCGTACTTGAACACGAAGAAGCTGGTGGAGGTCAGGACATACATTTACATAAAGGTAACGATGAGGAATTGGATACGGAATATGGTGGATGGACTTTAATATGTGACGGGTCTGATTGGTATGACATAAGTCACGCGGCCCACGTGTAACGAAAGGAGTATAATGATAACGCGAACTCGAATTGTATTACTGTTGGTTGTTGTAGCAGCGTTGCTTGGCATCTTGAAATACGATAACCGTTTAAATTGTGCCCCGGCTGAACGACCAAGTTTAGTACAGGTGATACAACAAGTGAATCCGTCAGTGGTGTATGTTGAGGCGTATGGTGAGGTTGACGCACATAGTTATGGTGGCGGTGAGAGTTACAAACTCTGGTCCGGTTCTGGTGTTATTATAGATCCTGGTGGTCTGGTCTTGACTGCTGCTCATGTTGTAGAAGGTGCTGCTACATTTAAGGTCATATTACCTGATGGTCGGGAGTTCTGGTCTGCAAAATCATGGCACAGGTCTGAGATTTCTGATGTCGGATTTATACAACTCGATGTTAATGGTGTTTTACCAATTTCCTATCCGGGAAGTTCGTCTGATTTAAGAAAAGGTGATGACGTATTCATAATTGGGTGTCCGTTTGGATACGAGTTGCGATTCACTGTTACTAAGGGTATAGTGTCAGGATTCAGCAGAGATTTTGATGGGTACTTCGGAGAGAAGATGCTGATGCAGGTTGATGCTCAATCGTGGCCCGGTAACAGCGGTGGTCCCGTATATGGTATGAACGGTCAGATCGTTGGCATTCTTGTGGGTGGTTATAATGGTGCTGATGGTGTCGGGCTTGTGGTGCCAGTTGATACTATCAAGGCATTGTTTGCGATATACAAAGCTGAACAATACGCTGAGGGAATAGAATAATGGCACAGACTGAAGGATCAAAAAAGAAACAACGGGCAGGATTAATTCTTAGTTCTTTATTGCGTGACATAGCTGAAGAAAAAACTGAAGTTAATGATAGCGTTGACGACCCTAAGATGATCAGTAAAGCTGAGAAACTTGCCAGGTTAATCTGGAAAAAAGGTCTTGGTTGGACCGAACAGCAATTGGTTAATAATGAATTAACAGATATTGCTCACCCGCCTGACCGTGTGTATGTTGGTATGCTGCTTGATCGCCTTGAAGGTAGGGTGGCCGCTGTTGAACCAGGTAAGAAGGAACGACGAACTGTAGCTGACCGAGTTGGCGATCAGAGCAAGAAGCGGATTAATAGTGTGTCTAAGGACGTTACTGAGTGATCACTGTTGAAGAATCAATAGAGCCAAAGCTAAAGACTCCATTTCCAAACGTGTCTGATAGGTGGAAATGTACCAAGACGGGTCTGTATGTGCCTAAAAACCCTTCGCCTAATTTGAGATACAGACATAAACTTTTGGGTGAAGCAGAGCACGATATTATTCTGCAAGAGGACTTACTGGCTGCAAGTAAGCAGTCTCTATTATTTTGGATCAACACCTTTGTTATGACATACCACCAGTTTGATGTTCAGTGCGAAACAGGAAAAAGAATAGAAGCAGCAAACGCTCACGTACCGTTTGTAACTTGGGAAGTGCAGGATGATCTCTGTAATATATTTGAAAAATGCCTCGCTGATGCTGAGGATATTCTGGTTAATAAATCGCGTGATATGGGTGCAAGTTGGCTATGTATAGCGTTTATGCACTGGCTGTGGTTGTTCAGAGAAGATGCACAGCTACTTGAAATGTCACGTACTGAGGATTATGTAGACAAGGCTGGTAACATGAAGGCCTTGTTTCAAAGGCATGATTACATAAACCAGTGGTTGCCTGATTGGATGCTGCCACCCGCAATTAAGTATCGTGAAAAGCACCGAAGTAAAATGCACATGCTTAATTCATATAACGGTAGCTGTATTGATGGAGAGTCAACAACTGAACATGCCGGATCAGGAGATAGACGGCTTGTAGTGTTGCTTGATGAATTTGCTAAGGTTGAGAACGGTGCTCTCATGCGTAGTGCCACCAGGGATGTAGCACTGATGCGTATTATTAACTCAACCGTAGCCGGTCCTGGAACAGAGTATAGTAAGTGGAAGAATGATGGGACTATTAAAGTATTTCCACTGATGTTTTGGGACCACCCGGATAAAGGTTATAAACGGTATACTCATAAGCACCCTGTTACCGGGATATGGGAGATACGCTCACCCTGGTTTGACGAGGAATGTAAAGTTAGATCTCCAAGAGAAATTGCGAGAGAGATCCTGGCTAATGATCTGGAATCAGGGTCACAGTTTTTTACGCCAGGTAATGCTAATAGACATAAGATGTTGTTCGGGTGTGAACCTAAGACCCGTTGGAACATCAGGTTTAAAAAAGATGTACCTGATAATGCAATATGTGATATCATAAAAACTAAAGATCTGAAAAAAGTTGAAGCCAGGCGTAATAAGAATGGTTCTTTGCGTATATGGACCAATTTGATACTTGGCAGGCTTGATCAACACAAAGATTATATTCTTGGTATTGATATAAGCAAAGGTGTTGGTGCATCTAATTCTGTGATCTCTATTAAGTGTGTTCAAACAGGAGAAAAAGTAGGGGAGTGGCGTGATGCTAATACGCCAGTATACGAGTTTGCTAAGATTTCTGTAGCTGTAGCTTTGTGGGTAGGTGGTAGAAAAAAGTTACCGTTTAAAAAGTGGGAGAAAAATGGCCCCGGTTTGGAATATGGGGCACGTATGGTAAAAGAGTGGCGGTATCCATTCTATTATAAAGATATTAAAGTTGGAAATATTAGGGATAAAAAATCAAAGAAATACGGTTGGCAAGCGAGTCCAGACAGCAAAAAAGAATTACTTGAACTCTATGATAGATTACTCGCAACGGGCGGATATATCAACCATAGTATATGGGCACTTGATGAAGTCAACCTCTACGTTTACTATGACGATGGTGGTGTAGGTCCGGCTTATCTTGTAAAAGAGACTCAGGCCGCTAAGAAAACTCATGGTGATTGTGTTATCGCTGATGCGTTGACATTAAGTAGTAAAGATGTGCCGAGAAGCACAATAGTAGATAATATTAATGTTCCTGGGAGATCATTTGCTGGTCGAATGAAGAAAGTTGATGCTGAGAGGAAAAAGAGGAAACATGCGTGGCGTAGGAATTTTGATTTTAGCGAGAAATAATGGCGACTAAGAAACAGTGTAGAAAGTGTGTACACCGTGAGACATGTCCAATTTTAAGTATAGGTACAAGAGAAACGGCACTATCAAAAATACTTAGACAGAAATGTATAAGCTACAAGGATAAAAAATGAGTCTGAATGTAGAAGCCGAATATCCGCGTAAAATAGCGTTAGCAGTTAAAGAGGGCTTTAACAGACTGAAACGATACCGCAAAGCAAGGGCTATGTTTATTAAAGCCTATGTGGGTCAGTATTATACGTCTGTTAGGGGTATGACAGGCAACGCTCCTATTAATCTGGTTTTCCATACGATACGTACTATGGTCCCTAATCTTGTGATGAAAAATCCTGTGAGTAGGGTGCTCACACAAGTTGTAGCACAGCGGGATTATGCGTGGCTACTTGGGCTTGGGCTTGACGACATCCATGAGAAAACTAATTTTAAGAATATTCTACGCGGTGGTGCAGTAAGTGCCTTCTTTGGTTTTTCTACCTTTAAAACTGGTATCGCTGATAGTGGTCAAGTGTTGACGTATGGCGACATGTTCATAGACCCTGGTCAAATTTATACGGATCTTGTAGACCTTGATGACTTATCTATAGATCCTACATGCAGGGCACTCAGGAAAGCTGCATTTGTGGCTGATAGAAATCGAATACCGCGTCAAATCTTACTTGATGATGACGAGTATGATAGTGACTTGGTGATGCAACTACCAAAATCTTCTCACCCAGATGCTAAAAACAAGGTCGAGAAGTTAACACAAACTAATCTTAGTCAGACGGAAATTAATGAATTAGAGGATTACGTTGATGTTGTGGAAGTGTATGTCCCTGGTGCAGACGCTATGTTGACTATTCCTGATCCTGATATTAAAATATTTGACACCTACCTAAAAGGTGATTCCTTTTATGGGCCAAAAGAAGGGCCATATACATACTTGTCGTTTGCACCACCTGTACCTAATAATCCGCTCCCTATATCAGAAGTGAGTATGTGGTATGATTTACATAATCTTGCTAATGAACTGATGATTAAGAGTATGGAACAAGCGTCACGTCAAAAAGATATAACAGTCGCAGATGCAACGGCATCAGAGGAAGCTGAAGATATGCGTACCGCAGCGGATGGTGACGTTGTATTTGCTGATCCCACTACAGTTAAGGTTATGTCCTATGGTGGGCAGAACGTAAACAACGAAAAGATGTTAAGTCAGACACAAATCTGGTATAATTATATGTCAGGTAATCCTGATCAGATGGCTGGATTGAAGTCAGATGCTAATACAGCTACACAAGCACAGATTCTTGAAACGAATGCTAATGTAATAGTGCAAGATGAACGTGAGCTTATTTATGAATGTGGTGGAGAGATTAGCGGTAAAGAAGCCTGGTATTTGCATACTGACCCATTGATACAGTTACCACTGTCTAAACGACAGCCCGGCGGTAAGCATGTACAACTGTATCTTACACCCGAACAACGGTATGGTGATTTCTTTGAGCTTACATTTAAGTTGAAAGCCAGGTCGATGTCACGGCTTGAACCAAATATTAAGAATGGATTGATAATGAAGTTTGCTACACAGATCTTTCCAAATATTATGCAATCAGCTATGATAGCCTCACAGACAGGTATAGAATTTAATGCACAGCGATGTCTAACATCGTTGGCTGATCAGATGGATATTGATGATGAAATTATGGATTGGTTTAATGATCCTGAATTTGCTAAACGTATGAAAATGATGGCACAAATGGGGCCACAGAACGCTGGTAAGGCTAAAGGGGCTGGCAACGAAATAAATCAAAATGGTAGTGGGTATTCAGCAGGAAATATGATAGTTGGACCAGGTACTCAACGTAATCAGGATTTTCAGACTGGTGTACCACAACCGGCAGGAGATTAATATGTCAAGAAAAGGATATTGGGCTACAGTAAGAGAACTTGAAGGTAAGGGTGTAGATAAAACTATTAAGCGAATTGCTAAACAGAAACCTGGTAAGCCAGGTAGTGCCAAGAAGGAAAAATCATTGATTGAAAAGATTGAAGCAAGGCTTAAAAAGTTTCGTGCAAAGGTGCGTGGTAAGAAAGTACAGGAACCAATATATAGAAAACCTAAACCAACAGGGAAGCGGAGTTAATATGGCTATACATAGATTTATTTGTGTTGCCTGTGAAACGTTTGTGGAGGATACTACTACAAAGGGTATACATAAATGTCCTCAATGTGGTCAAGATATGTACTGGGATTTAAACATTGCTATTCACGGTAATTATAAACAGCCGGTACATTCTGACGCATTGGCTGTTCTTCCGAATCAGCGTGCGGAACATGAGAAATTATTTCCGAATGTGAAGTTGGATGCTCAATGCCGCCCGGTTTTCGATAATTTTACTAACCATGAGGCATATTTGAAAAAAACAGGATTTGTAAAACACACACAAAAACTAAGACGAAGTAGTGCTAAACGAATTACTTGAACTTGAAATTAAACCCACCTTTCGCTCGTTGCGAAACGGCTTTAAAGGAGAGTATGTAATATGGCAGAGAAGAAAGAACACAAAGATGATCCGCTAAGGGATGTAGAGGACAGTGTAAATGACGAGGGATTGCAGGACAAGGCAGAAAAATTATTAGAAGGCTTCAGGGATAAACTCGATGAATCCGAACCGGCAGATCAATCCAATGAATCAGATGATTCTACCTCTGATAATCAAGATCAAGATAAGGATCAAGACGATCAGACAGATGACTCTGAATCTAAGGATGATACTAACTCGGATGACGATAAGGACGAGGATGCTTCTGAAGACAAGAAAGATGGGTCTAAGGACAAGGAAGATCCACCCGAAGCCGATGATATACCTGATGGTCATATCAGAGCTATGAAAGGCCAGGGATGGGAAGATGAGGATATAGCCAAACAATATGAGGCTGATCCTGATCTTACGAGAAGATTGGCTCAAAACGCGTATGAAACTTCCAATAAGATTACGCGGCAGTTCTCCGCTATTGGCCGTGAAAAAGCAGAAGCAACAAGAAAAGCAGCAGAACAAGCTGCACCTGAGATTAAAGATTTTATTACAGCAGATGAGATAGCTAAAGTCGCTGATGGCGATGAAGCTACTGCTGTTGTTCTAAAAGCTATGAATCAAAGGATAAAGGATGATGCTGCTGAAGCTGCTAAACGGCGTGTACCTGGTGATGTACAGTTTGCTAAATCCGATCAGGAAGCTGCTACAGCAAGAGCTAATGCTACTGCTGATGCTAATGCTTTACAGGCGGTAAATAATTTCTTTAGTGCCGATGATATGAAACCATATACTGATTTCTACGGTGTGGTTAAATCGGGTCAAGATTGGGATGACATTACACCTAATCAGAAGGCACACCGCATAGCAGTCTTGCAGGAAGCTGACTGTTATAAAGTTGGTAGTGCATCGCAGGGTATAGAGGTTTCAACTGCTATAGCAATGGAAAAAGCTCACCTTCTCGTAACAGATTCGATGCGTGAGTCTATAACTGTAAATAAGATTAAAAAGGCTCTGAAAAAAAGGACTAAAACTTTGCGACCTTCCGACAGTAAACGCTCGGCTAAATCTACTGAAATTAAAAAAGCTACTAACCGTGATGAAGCCGTGAAGAATGCTGGCGAAAGACTCGCAGCACTAAAACAAAAAGGATGGTAATAAATGGCTATTAAAAATGCAGATTTAGCTGACCTTATTGCAACCACTTTAAGTGACTTTCCAAAGCAATATTTTGAGGTCATGTGGGACAATGAGGATTATGAGTTTTGTCGCATCTATCAGAAGGAACGTATGGAGATAGATGGTGGTGATAGTATTAAGCGTAAGGTTATGCTTAATAATTCTGGTAATGCCAGATATCGTAGATTATATGATACGGACGAGCCGACAGTTGGTGACGTGATGGATACCATCACTGTACCCTGGACACAAATTGGTACCAATTATTCCTGGGATATTCTGGAAATTAAACGCCAGATGAACTCTGCAAAGGGTTACATTCGTTTGATGGAAGTTCGTAGAATAGACGGTTTGTGGGCATTGGCTGATCTTATTGAAGATCGTGCCTGGAAGTGTCCTCAAAGTGCAACTGATGATTTATATCCTTACGGGGTACCTTATTATCTTAACTTTATTACTGCTGGTGAAACTACACCAGGTTTTGTTGGTCAGACAATTCGGTATCAGAACGCCTCTACCGGAACATCTTGTGCAGGTATCGATGCTGCGTCTGAGGCTAAGTGGCGTAACTATGTCGCTCTTTACACGGCAATAGACAATGCTTTGTTAAAGAAATTCCGTAAAGCTGCTATAAAGACCCGGTTTAAATCCCCGTTAATCATCAATGATCCCAAACGTGAGAGTACCGCTGCAAAAAGGATCTATTGTGATTCTGATACTGCTGTTGAACTTCAGGATCTTGCAGATCAGCGTGACGACCGACATAGTGGTAAAGAGTTACTTGGCAACATTCGTATGGACGATGGTGGCCTGGTTTATATCAACAGGATGCCAGTTGTTTATATTCCGCAACTGGAAGGTTATACTGAACCAGCAACTGGCGTTGCCGTTGCACCTATCTTTTGTGTTGACTTCCGTAAGTTTATTCCGTATATACAGGAAGGTCATTGGATGGTTGAGAGTGAGCCGATGACAGACCGTAGACAGCATACTACGCATACGGTCTTTCTTGATGGTGCACACAATAATTTATGTGAGAATAGGCGTACTTGTGGATTTGTTATTCACAAAGCTATTGCCTAATAATCCTTATAACCCTGATATGTCAGGGAAGGAGATTTAAATGAGTGAAGTTACATATAGATCTGATGATACAGTTGTCGCTGGTGGTCCAAGTCCTCGTATATGGGCTGATTGTCCGGTGATTTCTTTTTTGAAAGATCCAGGTAAAGGTATTCATATCATGGAAGATTTTGAAGGCGGTTTTATCACCGATGACGCTAAAAGTTTTAAATTTGCACTTATTGGTGATAGTGCAGATATAGAATGGATCACGGATGAACAGAGTGTTGTTGTAATTGATGGTCCGAGTGGTGCTAATAATGCTGCTTATCTTATTAGCAACATCCTTTACGAATTGGATAAAAACAACGGCAAAAAATTCTGGCTTGAAGCAAGAATTAATTTTCTTGATTCTTCTGAAGAAGGTGGTTTTATTCTTGGTTTAGGTGAAGATAGTTTACTGGATGATGATGGTATCGCTGATAATGGTACTTCTATCGCTGATGGCGATTTTATTGGTTTCGCTGCTATTGCGGCATCCGATGGTGCTGTAATGGGTGACATTGATACTGTCTATCACGAAGCCGGTGATGGTGGTGCTCCTACTGATGTCGAAGCCGCTGTAGTAGATATGACCACAGATGCGACTGCTTACGATGACGAGTATATTAAACTTGGTATGAGATTTGATGGTAAAGAAACCGTCACGTTTTATGTCGATGGTGTCAAGCAAGCCGAGACTTTTGATCTTGCTGATTTGGATACTGGCGACCAACTTACTGAGGACTTAGGTGTTGTTCTCGGTATTAAACACGATGCAAGTGTTACTGCCAGTGGAATGCAGGTTGATTGGTTACGTTTTGCGTGTGAGAAGTAAGATGTTTAAACGTTGTCCTGGGTAGTATACGCTACCCAGGATGGCTTTCTTGGAGTGAATTATGGCAGAGCCAACATCAGGACTATCGTTTGTTAAACTGATAGAAAAGGTGGCAAATAAGGCTGGTGTAGCCTATTTTGGTGTCAATGGTAATCAGTCAGCGTTAATACCAGTAGATCAGTATAATCTCGGAGTATGCAAGGAGATTGTACGTGATGCTTTTCGAATGTTCGTATCTGATGGCCCTAAACGTGGCTGGCGATGGCAGAAACGTATTATGAGCGTTGTACTTACTGCAACACGCATAACTGGTACAGCCGATTCAGCCAGCACAACTACTATAGTTGATTTAACCCTTGCAGACACCTATGACACAGATGACGATCTTAACGGTTATTACTGTTATATCACTGGTGAAACAGGCGAAGGTTCCTGGGCAGTCATCACAGGTTATACAGCCATTTCAGGTACCATAACTGTTGCAGACTGGCTTGACAAATACGGTAACGCCGGTGGAACTGACCCTGATACTGATAGCACGTTTGCTGTGACCCCCGTAGAGACTGTAGGCGGCGATATAGCTCGTTACCCGCTTGCTGAGTCCTTTGGGGGTGAGGTAAAGGGTAAAATCGATTACGTGAAGGATACGGCTCACGCTACCCCTATACAGTGGGTGGATGAGTCTTTGATTAGAGCTAATCGATCAGTGAACGTAGTGACTGGCTATCCACGTCACGCAACTATTAGACCATTGGAACCGGCCATAACAGACATCAGTGGTGGTAGTGCCAAGCGTAGGTTTGAGCTTATACTTGATCCTCAGCCATCTGCTGCTGATACGTTACAGTTCCCGTACCTGGCACATTTTGATAATCTTGATGTAGAGACAGGCACAGCTGATAGCGGTGGTAATACAGATCTTACAGATGGTAGCAGAACAGAGGGTAATGATTATTTTAATGGTTGGCGATGTGATGTAATCTCCGGGACCGGGAAAGGAAGTTGGGCAATTGTTACGGATTATACCGGTGCAACAGGGGCATTCGCTGTAGCCGATTGGCTTACTGCTGCTGGTGCAGCCGGTGGGACTAATCCAGGTGCCAATAGTGCCTATACTGTGCAGCCGGTTAATAATTTTCATCCTGCTGGATTTATATTTGATGAACCCATTTTAGCAGCTTGTTATGCTAAACTGTCGATGGAAGATGAGGAAGTAGACCCATCATTAGAGCAGAGATACATAAAAAAGGCTTTACTTGCAGCGTTTCGTGCTGATGCCAGGTTGTCTCCAAGAACGGGTGGATCAATGAATCGAAGTGAAACACTGTATCGCTATGAACGTACATGGGCGAACAGAACAACTGACAATGACATATAAGGAAATATGTGTGGTGAGCAGGGATGCCGTGATATAGGAGTAGAAAATGAGTAGAACAAGATATACTATGGCGTTTGACGCCCACAACATGGTCCCTGGACCTGCTGCGTCAGCGACAGTACGAGTGTTATGGAGAACTGAAGATGGTGTAACGGATTGTTATGGAACGGGTGCGGCCCCGACAACTGCTAACACGTATGCAGAGGGTTGTATATACAGGAAGTTTGTGGCGGCTGGCGTGTCTATAATTTATTACAATTATGGTACCTACGCTTCACCGGACTTTGAGGCATTGCTGGACGTTAACAATGTGGTTGACCAAATTGAAGCAGAGTATTTAGCTACTGCCGCTGATGACGGTGGCCCCAGTCCGTTACTATGGGATGATGCTCCGGTACTGGAAACTATATTGAATCCTGGCAAAGGTTTTCACATTTTTGAAGATTTTCTTAAAATGAAAACCGAAGCAGAGGTAGCTGGTACAATAACACAGAATACTGGATCAGGATCACTTGCAAACCAACCTACATTAGCTGCTGGTATAGCAAAATTAACCAATGGTGCCGCTACAAATGATCACTCTACTAACCTGGCGTTTCTTGGTATGCAATGCAAGCCTGGTGTTGGTACGCATATCTATTTTGAGGCACGTGTTAAAGTAGTTGACGATGCTGGTGGAGTGTTTATAGGACTTGCTGATGATGGCAGTACTGATATTGGCGGAAGTGGAACAATAGCAGTTAACACCGACCATGCTGGTTTCTTCAGAGACAGCGGCACAACTGCTGCTGATATGGGTACACAGGCTTGTGACGGTACTAATGTTACAAGTGCTGATGATGAGTGTACTGATGTAGATAAAACAGCTTATGAAACCTTTGGTATTCACATTTTTGGTAACGGTGATACTGCTGATGACTATGTTAAGTTTTACCATAAAGGTGCATTGGTTACGACTGTCACTGATGCTGATGCTGGTGGTGATGATGGTGTGCCGGATGCTGTTATATGCCCGACATTCAATATTGATAATTTAAGTGATAGTGCGGAACAGGGACTTTATATTGACTGGATGAAGTTACTTGTTTATAACGCAACAAGTGAAACAGTAAGGGAAGCATAAGATCTCACGTCCCCGCGTGGTTTTTTTATATGGCTTGGTCTGCGGCACCTGATAACCCGTAGACCAAGCCAGGAATTAAAAGAAATCGGGTACATATCGAGTGCATGTGCCCCCTGGTATTGTGAGGCATAAATAATGGAACTTTTATTCCCATTCAAAGGTTTTCATAAAGGGCTACCAGCCGGGAAACAACCAGCAGGCACATGCTCTGATTCGCAGAATGTAAGACCCTATGATGCTCTGGATGATCGTGGTCGTGGTGGTCAACGTCCGGGCATGGGTAAGAAATACGCTCAACAGATCGGTGGAACAGCGTACCCAATCATAGCAATGTGTTCAGTAACAGTGGTAGATTAATGGCTACAAAATATGAATCTTACGAGACTGGCGATACTACACATTCACCAGTTGAGGGTGCCAAGTGGTTTGCACAAACATTTACACCGTCAACAAGTCACAGAATAGGAAAAGTCGCATTAAAACTCTATAAGAATGGTGCACCTGGCACCTTTACTGTCAGTATACGAAACACTACAGCAGGTGCACCATCAGGTGCAGATTTGTGTGTTGGCACAATAGATGGTGATGAACTTGGTGCAAGTCCAGGTGCATTTGTAGATATTGAATTTACTACGAGAGTCCAGTTGACTGCCGGTACAACTTATGCTATCGTGTGCAGGGCCACTGGTGCGACCTCACCTACGGCTGTGCGGTGGAGACTCGATACTTCTGGAAGCTATACCGGGGGTCAAAATTCTACAAGTGCAGATAGTGGCGGTTCTTGGTCTATTGTAGCCCCATTAGATGATTATGACTTCATGTTTAAAGAGTACAGTTTAGATCTGGTTGTTGCTGATGATCCGCCACCAGCGTCTAATGTTTCTTATAGTAAGAAACTGATTGCTATAAGCAATAATCAATTATGGTACGAATCGGCTGCTGGAACAATGTCAGCATTAGCGGCTTCTGTAGACCAGCTTGATTGTACTGTTGGCCTGGACATGTTCGAGGCTTTCGGCAAGGTGTTTATAGCAAACGGAACTCGTATGAAGGTCGCTGATTTCATTAATGTGAAAATAGCAACTGCTGATGTAGGTAGCCACCCACCTGATTTCCACACGGTACTAACTGGTGGAAGCTCCAGTGCAGAAATGGTGGTAGACTACATTACAGCATTAACTGGTGCCACTACACTCTACGGTAAACGAATTACTGCTGCTACATTTACAACTGGTGAAACTGTCACAGGTACAGACGATGATGGTAATACCATATCGTTTGATATGACAGCCGTTGATGAAGTAGCGGGGCCACACTGGTATGATTGGACAGTATACGGTAACGATTCAACTTACGGTGTGATGCCATCCTATGCTACACTTGGTTGTCTGTATCGTGGCCGGGCACAGTTATCAGGTGATGAGAACTATCCACATCAGTGGTATCAGGCAGAGGTTAATAATCCCTGGAATTGGAATTATATTGATAACCTGGCAACTGCACCTGTGCGTGGTGGTGACTCGGATGCTGGTGAAGTGGGTGACATCGTAATAGCTACGATACCATATAAGGATGATTATATGATACACGGCTGTGCCAACACACTATGGTATCTGGTAGGTGACGCTGCTGAGAGCGGTTCCATACTTGAACTAAGTTTAACACAGGGGATACTTGGAGCCAAAGCATGGTGTTGGGATAAGAATGAGAACTTATATATACTATCGACCAATGGACTGTTAAGGATACCGCCTGGTTTCGGACCGCCTCAGAATTTAACTGAGAGGTCTTATCCTGATTTCGTTAAAGACCTGGCCTATGATGATTCACTACATAGAATTACAATGGCCTACGACCGTGACAATAATGGGATACACATATTCAGAACTACATTAACCACAGGTGTAAGTGTCAACTGGTGGTTCGACCTGCGAGTGAACAGTGATGGTCAGACTGTTGGTGGGTTGTTCAGAGATACGTTACCGGAAGAATGTGGAGTGTACTCAGCATTTTATTACGAAGCTGAAGATCCAGATTACAGAAAACTTCTGTTTGGTTGCTTTGATGGGTATCTTAGATTTTTTGACCCGACTGTTAAGAGTGATGTAATAACAGATGACTCACCCGAAGCAATAGACAGTTATGTTGACTTTGGACCGTTTCAGTTAGGTGAAGAAGGTAGAGAAGGTAAGATGACATCGTTAACCGGCATCCTGGCCGGTGGTGGAGTATCAGGTGGAAATCAGGCAGATTCTAACGATGTCTATTATAAGATATATGGTGAGACTGATGCAGAAAAAATCCTTGAACGTTTGAACGCTGGAACAAATATACGTTCAAGCGGAACGATTAGTGCACCAGGTAGAATACGTGGCAGCATGAAAAGACGTAAGGTTAAAGCCACGTATCTTGGAATACGAATAGGGAATAATACAGCAGGGCAAACTTGGGCGATGGAGAAACTGCTGGTTAACGCTAAAAAGATGGGAAGGACTAAATAATGGCAACTGCTATAGATATTCCAGCATTGTTGAAAAAACTTACAACTGATTTTGAGAGTGCTCAGACTGAACAGCAGCGAAGATATACTGCTGGTATGTCAGAACTATCTGATGTAATTAATATGTACAGTGGTGATGTTTCCGGTAAAGTGTCTAAGGCTGCTATGACTGCTGCTAAGAGTGGCATGGTCGGAATCGGGAAGGTATCACCTAAGTTATCAAAAACATTTCAATCAGCTATAAAAAGAATGTCTACCACTGGCAAGGCTAAGGCACTGACAACCAGGGCCAGTTTTCAAAACGCTTTCCCAAATCTGTTTCCTGGACCGAATGCACTTGTTAATTTAGCAACTGGTGGGTTTAGTGGATTAACCAGACAAATACAAGCAGAGGGGGCTGGTGGACCTTTAGCAAAAATGCCTAATAACACATATAGCTTTACTTCGCCGGAGAGGTGGTAAACTGTGGCAAATGAAATAGATCTTAGTGCATTGTTACAGAAATTCACTGGTCAATATGATGAGGCCGTAACAGGACAACAGGAACGCTATGAAACTGGTGTATCTGATTTACAGAGTGTTATTGAAACATATAAACCTGGTGGTGGTTCCACAGCAGGACTACTTCGAGAAGGGATGGCACCTGTTGAACAGCAAATGATTAGTCGCGGATTATCAGGTACATCCAGACCTGGTGCTGTTCGTGCAGGTATGGCTGCTAACATTGAGGCTAAACGTGCTGCTGGTGAAGCTGGTGCTATGACTACTAAGGCAGGATATAATGTTCCACAGGTAGCCCCATCAGCAGGTACAATAGCACACCTGGCTACTGGTGGTTTCAGTGGATTATTATCAAGGGATATAGCTGAAGCGGGAGCTGAATATGATTATCAGAGTAGAGTTGATTTTGGCGTACCACCTATTGGTAGTGGGGGCAGTGGTGGCGGCATTAGCGGGGGCGGCATTAGCGGTGGTGGCGGAAGCTCTGTTGATAGTGGGTATGAGAATGATTTATACGATCAACTCGGTGGTGATGACACTGGCGGTACTGGCGGTGGTGAGGGTGGTGCCGAATTAGATCCCGGAATGGTAATGAGTGGTGGTAATTTAATACCAGCAGGATCAGATGAAGGACTGTATTCATCCGATCAGATAGCGTGGGCAAAAGCTAGAGGAATACCACTAAGCAGTTTGCAACCACGCACTCAGGCAGGAAATGTAATATAATGGCACTACTACCAACATTAAACAAAGTTGATTTAAAATCAGTACGGCGGCAGTTCCAGAAAGTTGATTTCCAGCTTGGACCTGATGCTAAACCTACGTTTGCCGAAGTACATGCAACCGGGGCTGTAACGGCTTATGGGGGTAGGGATATACTCAGGTACGCTGTTATGATGGCTACGATAACACGAAGGGACCATTAATGGCCTATCAAGAAAAACAACTGGGACAGTCGAGAGATAATGATACAAGTGCCCACAGTGTGTATTCACCAGCGTCAGGTGTCACAGCAATTGTCACTACTATTGTCCTCGCTAATACATCCAGTTCATCAGCTAAAGTACGAGTGTTCCTCGATGACGACGGCACCACCTATGATCAGACTACAGCTTTAGCTTACGACATCTTGATTGCTGCGGGAGCAAGTGAAATAATAATGGGATTTTTCCCTATGCACAATTCAGCAGGGAACTTAGCGTATCAAGAGGGAACTGCTAACGCTATTACTATAACAGTATTTGGAACGGAGATATCTTAATGCCTGAGTTTCAACAACACACATATAATGAACTTGGAAATATAAATCTTGGTCCTGGTGCCGAACAACCACAACAGACTAATGGAATGGATCTGATACCATTAATTGAACGTCAGGGTCAGCAGCATCTTGCCAGCCTGGACAAAGAGTGGTCAGATAAATATCAACAGCTTAACAAATTGTATGACTGGTCACGGCATGAAAAATATCCTGACGAGATTACGAGATTGCGGGGCAGACTTGAACGAGACATAGCAGGACGCAGGCAGGCTGTTCAAACAGGGATGCAGCAGACAGTATCCAAATTTGCTATGCTTGATCATCTGTTTCCCAATCAACCAGAAGTGGCTAATAAACTAAAGTATAAAGCTATGTTTGGTAAAGAGATTGCTGATCAAATGTTTCCAGGTGAGCAAGATCCGCGTGCAGAGCATCAGCGTAATTTAGCTGAACAAAATAGGTTGATGGATAGAACAGATACCTTTGTAATAGAGAACGATAAACTATATCAAGTTAAAACAAATGATGAAGGAAAATATGATATAAGTTTAGGGGCTGATAGAAGCAAACCAGCTACACCCGAAGAAATACAATTATGGGTGATGTCATCTGATGCTTTATCTGTGCTTGAACAACAAGAACAAAATATTCTTGGTCAGATGTCTAATATGGGTATGCCTGACCCTTCTTACTTGCAGGGGTTGTATACTGCACAAAGGCGTAAAGGATTTTGGGGTAAACTTACTGATATTGGTGGGGTAGTTATGAAATACAGCGGTGCCACTCCACAAGCTGTTCTTATACATGAGGGTATTAAAAAAACTATATCAACATTCACCCCTGAACCTAATGGTACATTCGCACAAAAAGTAGGGCAAACATTACCAAAGAGACGACAGTCACGAATAGGAACACCAAAAGTAATCAAGCAACGTAACAAACGCACTGGGCAAGAACGAATTTCACACGATGGTGGGAAAACATGGCAGACGAGTGGGTAACAATCACAGATGAAGATGAGTGGGAGACTGTTCCGGAACCAACTCAAATTCAGAAAGCTGGTCAAGCTGTTAAGGAAGCTGTTGCTGCCCCTGTTAGAACTGTTGAATCAATGGCAGCGGGTGGTATAGGTGGTCTAACACGCATGGGAGCAGAAGCGAGTACAAGAGAGCGTGATTTTGAAAAAATGCGTAGTGAAGAATTAAAACTTAACGCTATAATAACTCCACATATAAAAGTACCTGCTATTAGTATTCTTGCTGAACACCTTACACGTAAGTATGGGTGGAAAAAAGGACAAGCATTTTACGATAAAAAAATCAAAGAGCTCGCTGATTCTGGTAAAAAGATTCAAGATTTTTGGGAAGAACAGGCAGGTAAAGGTTGGGAAGCTCCTAATCCGGAAATAACTGAAGCAAGGTGGAGAGACAGGCCAGTTAGCAAAACCGTGAGTGCTGTAAGTTCTGGTTTGACTTCTATAGGGATAGTTCTTGGAACTACCTTCCTAACTAAAAGTCCACATGCGGGACTTGCTGTATTAGCCAGTTCTGAAACAGGGAGTATGTATGGCCGTCTCAGGGATGAAAATGTTTCAGTTGGCGTAGCTTCTAAACTCGCACAATTAGCTGGTGCATGGACTTATGTTACTGAAAAAATAGGTTTTGAAAAATTACTTAAACCAAGTGCCAAAACCATTTTGAACACTCTTAAAAAAAGTGGGTGGGAAGGTGCACAAGAAGTAATCGAAACTATGGGCCACAACCTTTTGGAATATTTCGGATATGATTATAAAGATTTAAAGAGCATACCAACTGCTGTTAAATCAGCTTTCGATCACATGATGGATGGTTGGATGGACGCTTTAGTTGGTGGCATAGGTGCCGGTGGAATAACGAGTATCGTACTTCCTGGTGCACGTCCACGCGAATCCAAAAAATTGATTGCAATTCCACCTACTGTAGAGGAACTTACTGGCAAAACAACAGAGGAAATAGAACATGCTGTTATAGCCGCACCCGGACAAACATTAGGCGATAGTACCGAAGGTGGTACACTCATAGCTGACTTTAACGAAACTGGTGCCACAATAGAACAATCAGTTTATCAACCAACTCATTTTTTTGTAAAGCATCAAGGTGAAACACATGAGATTCATGCCAAAGACAAAGGTGCCGCTATTGATCAGTTCATGGTAGAGTTGGAGCAAGCCCAGCCCCCCGCCAAATCAACAATAGCAGAACCAACACCACCTGTTACAGAAGCCCAGCCCACAGGGGAGAAGGGAGTAGCCCAACCTGTACGCATGACCCGTAAAAGAGGATTTAAGATAGGGCATGGCGTTCCTGAGATTCTTGGATGGACTGAAGATCAACGCCGTGATTTTATGAAAGAGACTATCGGTGTTGAATCTATGAAAGATGTTCCAAAAGGGAAGAAGGGGATGGACCAACTCCGCACATTGACAGATGCCCTTAATCAGAAGATGCAGGAAGCTGGATTGGTTTACGAAGCACCTGTTCTACCTACTAAAGAACTGATCGAGACTGTAGAGAGGACTAAAGAAGTAACAGCAGAAGATCCTATTAGAGCAATAAACCGTAAGGGCATAAACAAAATAGTCAATAGTATAAAGAAGAAAATACATACTGTTGGTGGACTGTTCTATCGCACGGAAAGATTTTTTGAAAGTCTGGATGGACACAAAAAAGGTATATTCTATGATACTTTTTGGACACCTGTAAACGATGCCTGCAATGCTATTGATTCTACTGTAAATCAAGAAGCGGGTGTATTTATGTCTGAGATAGAGAATCAAGACATTGATACTGTTCAATGGTTAGGCGTAAAAGATATAGTTCCAGGTACTAATATTAAACTAACGGCTTCCCAACGTATTGGGGTGTACACACTTAGTAAGAATAAGAATGGTCTAAGATACCTTAAAAATGGTATGAACTTAACTGCTGGAAATATCACAGCTATAGAAAAACAAATGAGTAACCAAGAAATAAGGATGGCTGAGTGGTTACTTGACAAATATGAAGCTCAGTGGCCTATCTTACAACAGGCAGCAAAACAAGCTGGCATTGATTTAAAGACCTTAAAAAAAGAATTTCGCTATGCTCCTATCATACGCACTGATGTTGATCTTGAATCTCAGGAAGATTTCTTAACTGACTTAGCTGAACCATTTCATAAAAAAGGTCACAAGCCTGAAGCTGGAATGACAATAAAGAGAAAGAAAGGTGCTATCGGGCAGGTAGAATTAGATGCGTTTGTTGTATATTTACACAATATTGCAAGAGTACAACGCTTTATTACAATGGCCCCGCTTGCTAACAAGTTAAGCAAAACACTAAATGATAAAAGTTTTAAACAAGTATTAAACGATAGAACTTATGGACAGGGTAGTAAACTTATAAATAGTTGGTTGAAGGACGCTATCAAAGGATCATCTGCTGAATCAACTACCTTCCTTAGTAAAACATTAGCTATCATGCGTATTAACGGAATAGTCTATGCTATTGGTTATAATGTTCCATCTTCATTGCGACAAACATTATCAGGATTAACAGCGATAGCAGTAGACCCGCTGATGATGAAATATATGCCTGTGAATGTATTGAAAGCAATGACCCCATCAGGTTATCAGGCGATGGAAGCATTTGTATATGATAAAGCACCAGCGTTTAGACATCGTAATATGGACCGTGATATACGCCGCAGGTGGAATAAGATAACCCTTAAAAGAAACCTGACATATACTGATTTTGGTAAGCGAATGAAAAAAGTATTTGGTGCCGCTAAAGAAGGCGACCTCAAAGCAATGTACATGTATTACAAATCAGGTAAACCATTCTCGCAAAGTGCCCTACGCTGGATTAAGTTTATGGATAAACATACAGTGGTTACGAGTTGGAAGTCATTATATGATGTAGCTATAGAGAAGGGTAGTAATGAAACTGATGCTATTAAATATGCAAACAAGTGGGTAGGACGTACACAGCCAATGGGTGATGTTCAACACCTTCCACAATTTTTCCGTGATGGCCCACTTGAAAAGTTAATATCAACATTTAATAATTTTATCAATCAGTATGGTAATTTTTATTATCACGACATCTATCAAGCTAAGAAAAAAGGTGAGATAGGTATAAGTACAGTTGCCCACAGAGTAATGTGGTCTTATGTTTTACCGGCTGTTTTATTTGGTATGATAGGCCGTGCGAGATTGCCGAAAGATTGGAAGGAAATTGCTGTAGACTTGGGCACCTACCCAATAATGCCACTTATGATAATAGGTAGACTCATAGACCGAATGATACGTGGGTGGGGTAACTCCGGTACGATAGCAGAAACAGCACCTGAAGCGGCAGTTGCAGCAGGACGAGCAGCTATACACGGTGATATTAAAAAAGTAATTAAAGAAGCCGCTAAAGCTGTTGCAGCATTTAAAGGAGTTCCACCTACAGCACAGATGATACGCACTACTGAAGGAATTATAGACTTAGCAGCGGGAACTACACAAGATCCCAGACGGTTAATTTATAGTAAATGGGCACTTGAACAGGGTAAGAGACCAGCACCGTCATCACGCGGCAGACGGAGAGCAAGACGAGTACGACCGAGAAAAAGAAGGGTAAGAAGATGATTAAAGGCAGAACAAACAAAGAGCGGTTAATTAATATTGAAGGAATGCTCGAAACAATTATAGCGTGGCAGAATAACCACATGGAACACCACAAGAAACTCTATGATCGACTGTTCAGGATCTTCTTGATAGGTCTCGGTGTGGGGCTAACAGCTATTGCTTCAATAGCTACTGCTTTAATAATCAAGTCCTGATAAAGCATACATGGGACGACCATCAATTATAGGCCAGCATTGTTTCCAGTTTATTTGCTTCTGTTCGTCTTTGACATATGGCACCGCGTCAAGAGTATTAAGCAAGTTCATCAACACTTCCACCGGCACCACACATGATAAACCTTTTCTGAACCAAAGGATAGGTCGCATTTCTTTTCGCAGTAATTGTTCTAAGCGAGTATTTACTACGAATGTACCTGTAGGTTCTTCTATCAGTATAAAAGATTTTTCAGTGATTATCATTTAGATTCTCCCAGGTTCTCTAACATATCCTCAGCTAAATGTTTTAATGAATAAGTAGCATTTATTAAACGCGCCCTTATCATCCTTCGTAATTTTCTATAATCTTTAGGTGTTTTGATACCATTTCTAATAAGCTCTGTTTTTTCTATTGTGAATGAAGTAGTTGTATCCAAAAAAGTTATGAAAATATCGGAACATCCGCGTGGTATTAAAGGTTCATTAATCCTAAGCACGTCAGGAAAATTAAAATTTTTACAAATATTGTGGATACACCCTGCAAGTTCTTTTGTCATTCCCCTAACTCCTTAACTATATCGAAGAAACCATTAGCGTCATTCTGTATCTAGTTTGATGCCCACTCTAAGACGGCTCTCCAGATGTCACTGTCCATTTCAATACCTAAAGATTCAACATGACCTTCTAGATTACTTTTTATCCACCATTTCTCAAATTCTTTCATTCTTCTAATGCTTTCACAAATTCATTAACCCATGATTTCCTGGTAAACTTCTTACCAAGTATTCTCTCATATCTTAACTTAACCACCCTGTTACTATAGGACCGCCTACCGTGTATAGTCCAACGGTGGATGGTCCACTTCTTCATGCTGACACCATGCGTACTTTGAAGGTACGCAGGGACATCACTGATTATTAATCTGTCTGTTACTTGTCTACCTGGTCTCGGCATTTTTTAATCTCCATAAGTTTAGATATAGTGTAGGATTATCACCACGATTTAAATCACTGCGGATTATTAATTTCCCTAACATTACACCATTCCAGTATTGCCAGGGTACATGCTTAACAATTCTGATCTCATACTTGTATTTCTTGTCATTACACAAAATACACACATTCTTAATATTCTTAGGTGCCAGCGTCACTCGGAAACACCAGCCAGGCATTCCTGCCAGTAGTGGCTTGAATCCCCCCAGGAACTCCACTCGACCAGCGTCCAACGCTCGGACAATTGCCGGGCGAGGACACTGTGCGATTAACCACTTAATCATGTCGTTACGATTTTGGAAGTGTTTAGGCATTATTGTTCTTAACTTTCTCATCGTGTTCCCGTTGTAGTTCCTTATCGGACTTAAAGAACTTCTTGCCTACACCCAGGCCAACACCGCCTACACTGAGTGTCGCTAAGATACCTACAAGACTAAACGGTGTGTTTTCATCACCAATTAGCATATCCATACGAGCGTCACCTACAGTAATAGTATTGTCGATGAATCCAAGAGCGTCACCGTGAGCCAGGTTGTCGTCCTCGGCTTGACGCTTCAGAGATAGTTGTTGGTCACGATGATTCAGCACGATCTCCACCTTCACTCGCTTCGCATCAGCCAGTGATGTGATTAGCCCGAAGTCGTCCGGGTCCGCTCCTGCGTACTCGGCTGCACGCTTGTCTATGCTGACCGGTAGACACTCATCCAGATACCTGTCTCTTATACACATCTCCGAGCCCACGAGACCGTACTAGATCTCGTATGCCGTCTTCTGCTTGAAAAAAAAAA